ACGATAAAGAGAACACACGCCCTCTCCGTACTTATCGAGTTCCATAAAAGCCTCGACCACTGTTACCTGTCTGGACATCTTTTGGTTACTGTTTGCATTGAAACCACGGTCTGCGCCGATCTCGTTGAAACGCGATAAGATCTCTGGATCGTTGTCGAAGTCATTGTCTTCGTCGTTGATGTCCATGACTACGTCTTCGTCATAGCCCATCTCGATTAGATCGGAGAGTGACTTCTTGGTTCTGTGTGCCAGAAACATAGCACTTTCTAGTGACTTACACTGGGGTTCAATGAGAAACTCTTCGGGTGCAACGGCTTCTATCTTGACCTGTGATGTGTCTCTGTAGATCCGTAGTTGACCACTGTTTAATCCATATTCTTCGTCTGTCTCGATTTGTTCGATCTCAGTCATCTCGTCTGCAAGACGCATGTCGAGTTCTTCTTCTGTAAGATCCTCGATGTCTTCTAGGTGACTGTCTGTGCTTTGGTCCCAGTAGACTTTACACAGACCTGCTCTGGCAATCAGACCATCGTGAATCACGGTTTGCATCGTTTCGAATAGATTATTTTGTCGGTGAAGGACGTAATCTGTGTACTCAGTAGCTAAATCAGCCATCTGTACGTCATCGACATTTTGAGGTGTGAAGCGAAGAGTTTTGTTACCTGTGCTAAAAGTCTCGAGTAGTGCAGCCTTCATTGACTCGACGGCATCGTAGACGTCCTGACTGACATACTTTGAGTTACCGTCATGTGCAGGTTTAGGTAGATGGGCTGAGTAGTAGTCCATAACCTTTTGGCGTTCTTTAGACAGTTCACTGTCGTAGTAGCCTATTGATCGTCTCAAGTTCTGATCGACTAATGAGAGGATCTTCTCGTCATCAAGTTTTTGTAATTCTTCTGATTTCATATCTAAACCATCTCAATGTAAAATTCATCGACTGCATCTATTGGTGTCCACACACCTTCGTGAATGTGATTGGCGAGTGCTAAACTCATCACACAGTCGTCATAGCATCCAGATTCAGCCTCCATTCCACCGCTATTGTTGACGATGTATGTGAGCATTTCTCGGATAGTGACCTTGTCGTTAAGTTCGATTGTTCCATCCCTAGACGCTGCTCGAAGTTCATCGATGACCAGTGGTTTAGTTTTGGAGGTGGTTGTGAAACCGAGTTTTACGGTCTCTTTATCTGTAAGTTTATCAATTTGGATCTCGGTGTAGAAGTTTGGATAAGCCATGTCCTTCCCGAGCCTTGTGCAGGTCAGTATGCCGTGACTGTTGTTCTCTACGATTATGAGAGCCTCGTTGAAGAACTCACCGAGAGCAAAAAGAACTGTTGCAAAGTAGTCAGGATGTACTCTGGCTCGATATGTGGCTACTTGCCTTTTCTTCGAGTCCAAGACTTGCGCGACAGACCAGTCGCCACCAGAAACACCCATCGCAACATCTGCGCCAATAGTGTATCTCTCTCCGGCATCATGTTTCTTGTAGAGTGATAGTTCGCCTCGAGGATTCTCTAACCACTCATCGCCTTCGAGCGCCAGTCGATTGATAGGATCTGGAGCATCGTCGAGAGCCTCTTGTAAGGTCTCTGGGCTAAACACTGGTCTACCAGTTGTGAGAAAGGCTTCGTCAGCCTCGATAGGATACTCTTGTCTAAATAGATCAATTCCGTTCTGAGCGATCTTGCGTCGTCTAAACATGAGTTGCTCATCATCGAGTCCATACTTCTCAACTAGTTCTTCCTCTTCTAGTGTCTGTTCGAAGTTCTTAGGAACTGGTTCCCGATAGTCGGGGTCCAAATGCCAAGGGATGAACACTGGGATGTATCCGTTAGTTCCCTCGACGGCTCCTCGCCACAAGTCATAGAAGACACCACTAACACCGTTAGCCGTGCTCTCTACAAAGATCGCAGTTCCCTTTTTGTTTGGGACCGCTTGTGTGAGGCCGTTCCAGTTCTCTAGCGCCGTGGACTTAGACCAAAACGCTATTTCGGAAGCATGAACATGGGTTAAAGTTTCACCTCTACCAATACTTTCACCACCTGCCGTAGCCACAACATAAGAACTGTCTAAGACATCAAATGTAAGTTCACGGCGAGATGAGTATTTAGTGTGAGGCTTGAGTAACTCAGGACAGTTCTCATGATAACGCTTAGTCATGTCGAACAAGGCTCTAGTACTGTCAGAATGGTGAGTGATCACCAGTGCCTTACAAGCCTTACGTTGAGACACATTGTGGTAAAGATAGCCACCGCAATAGGTGCTAAGACCTTGCTGCCTCGCCTTAAGGATTATGATACGAACTTTGCCCTCGGACTCTAACTGTTTGTCCACTGCATCTTGAAGTAACTTCTGTGCAGGTTTGAGATTGAGAGACTGTATGTCTCCGTCTTTAGTTCTAATCTTTAGGGCTGATTTTGCGTAGAAATCGAAGTCATCAAATAGTCGTTGTCTGACTGCTTTAAGTTTCTTGTCCATCTTGCTCTTCTTCTTCATCGCTGTCTAACAGCGACTCCAAGAAGGCTTCGGCCTTACCGATTGTGACTTCGCTCTTAGCGGCAGGTTTTGTCTTAGTAAAATCCAAGACCATTCGAGCCGCTGTAAGGCGGTCTCTATTCTGTGCAGGTTCGCGCATTATCTCGACGGCTGTCTTCAATGCTTCGACTGCATACTCGTCGTCGATATCGTTTTCTTTAACCATTATCGCAACAATCCTTTCAGCATCTGCTTTTGCTTGTTTTCTGATCGGCTTGATCATTTCTGCAGTGTAGCCGTCGGGAGTTCCTCTTGGACGTCCTGCATTTTTCTTAGGCTTTGTTGACCATTGCTTTCTCAATGCTCGGCCTTCTGGTGTAGACATAAGTTTGGAGAAGTAGTTCTGACTTCCCTTCCGTGCCATGTTTGGGTTCTTTAGTTCCTTCTCGGGTGCTTTCTTCCGAGGGTTCTTTGGTGCGCCCATATAAGTCTCCTTATGTAGAAAAGGCCCCGAAGGGCCTCTCTTAAGCGGTTAGAATCAGTTTTGTTTAGCCGTTCGTTTTGCTTTTGATGATTTAGCCTTACGAGCGGCTTGCTGTATCTCTACCCTATCTAAATATGGCTTGAGGTACTGATCTGAGAGTTGTTTGTCTTTAAGATTGCCTTTGGCCTTACTTATAATAGACTTTAATTTCTTCACAGAGTCTGATCCTAAGTTCAGACGCATATCACCTATCGCCTGTCTTAAAGTTGCTTTATCGACAGTAGATGCCGAGGATTCATCGATTTGAGCGCCTAAATTGTCAAGAAAAGCGTTGTTTGAGTCTATTCCATCTTGTACTTGAGGTGATCTTGGAGAACTGCCTTTTGGAGGCTTCGGTGCTTTCATTCCTCTAACACCACCTTTGACTAAACCGATCACCGTAGTAAGAGGTCCTCCAGTCTTGCCCATGCTTCCAGTCGTAAGCATTTTCCTATAGTCGGCAATGGCTTTAAGCATTATGTCAGCATCTGCACCACCTAATTTTTGGAACCTAGCCTCTTGTTGATTTAAAACATCAAAAATCATTTGATCTATCTGAGAGGGTTCCATACCTTTCATAAGTTTTGGATTTACTTCGTTTATACCTGCGTAGACTTTGCCTCTTGGAGATTTAGGGTGTGGATCCAAACCTAGGTTATACTGAGCGACGTAACTCTCGTCTTTTTTCTTTTGTTCCGCTTCTTTTTCAGCGTCTGCCTGTTGCTTGGCGGCTGCCTTTTGATCAGCGGCCTCTTGTTTCCGAGCGGCAGCCGCTAGTTTTGCGGCCTCTTTTGCATCACGAGCCTTTTGCCTTTCAGCCTCTTTTGCATCACGAGCCTGTTGCTTTTCGGCTTCTGCTTGCTGTTTGGCGATTGCCCGAAGTTGTTCTGAACGACCTTCGACTTTGGGTCCTGTCGGATCGTCCAACCCTGCTTTATTTTGGTTCTTCTTAATGAAGGTGTTTACCTTACTTCTTCTGCCTGTCACGGCGTCGATTGCTCGACCACCTACAACGGCAGGTATCTGTATTGCTAGAGTTTGACCTCCAGTAGCGGCAGCCGCACCCATGTTGATGTTTCCTGTGAGCAACCCTGCAGGAGTGTAAGACCTACCAAGACGAGGGAGAGGATTAAAATTATCTGTGAACTGTGAAACACCACCTTTAAGACCTGAACTATATACTTCGGTGATGACATTAGATTTACGAAGAGCATTTAGTAGTGATCGTCCTTCATAAGTGTTTCCTACTTTCTGTTTAACAAACTCGAGATTTTCTTTCGTGACCGTACCAGAAATTTTATTGTTTGCTTGGCGTATGGTTTGTTTAAATTTGGCTTCTGTTTCTGCGTCTGCATTCTTTAATATCTCTCTCTTAAGAACCCTCATATTCTGATCAATGTCAGCCATTACTCGACTTCTTGAAGCCTCAAGAATGGCGTTTGCGCCCTGTTGAGACGACGGATCTACATTACGACGGTTGAAGCCTTCACTAGTTGCAATCTCGTCCATCATCCTTGCGACATCACCTGCAGCCTGACCAGTCTCTGGGTCTAAGTCTGCTTTTGGTCGGAATACAGTTTCACCTGCTTTATTCACGGTGGAGATGGTGGTGTTGATACCTTTTGAAAGTGTGGCACCTACGATACCTGCTTCAGCTACTCGTGTGACAATCTCTTCTGGCACATACTCACCGCCTTGGACGGCTGTACCACCAATGACGAGACCTTCTTGTCCCATCTCTTGAGCGCCTTCTCGTAGAACTCTAAGCGTAGCACCGCCACCTTTTAGAGGCGTAAGTTCGATGATGCCACTAGCTATCGCTGTCGATAAGTCAGTAATAGTTGCTTTAGGGTCTATGCCCTTCTCTTCTTTTTCGGCTCTGTTGGCACCAAGTGCTTGGTTGACACCCAAGAGTGTACCACCTGCAGCTAGAGTACCACCAACGATTGGCGCACCTGCCATAGCTGCACCTGCAGCCAAAGATGTCCCTGCACCGACTGCGACCTGTGGAGCCGCTTCAGTTGCAGAATACAACAAAGACTTACCTGCACCACCAATATCACCCTCTTTCAAGTTCTTGATGATACCGTCTGCATTTTCTGGTCTCTGATAGTTCAGGGCTTCGGCTTCGGCTTGGTTCTTTTCGGCTATGTCTCGACCAACATTCTGCAGTGTCTCACTGCCTGTTAGTTCACCTGCACTTTGGATACCTTTACCTGCTAAACTCTGGGCTTGGTTGAATCCGTACCTTGCTGCACCAGACAGACTTGTGTCAGGAGCCTCAGTTTGTGCCGCTTGTGTTTCTTGAGCAAGTTGGGCTTTCAAGGCTGCCAACGCACCTTTTTTATTCGGGCCTGTGACTTTAAATGTACGTCCATCAGGAGCCGTAATTTTAAATGTTGGCATGTGTTAGCCTTTCTAATCTGCAGTTTGCTCGACTATGTATTGACCATCGTCTGATCCAGAAGCCTCATTAGCTATCGAACTTCTTGTTGCTTCGACAGAAGCGGAAGACATTTCCGGTGGAACTTCTTGTCCTGTTGCTAGTCTCATTTGAACTTTTGTAAGAGCATCAACTCTTTCATTAAGCCATGCCTCCCAAATTGCCTCGTCTTGGTAATTCTTAGGTGCAGGAGATAAGAAGAGTTTCATCTCAGCGTTAGAGATCGCACCTTTTGTATGTGCAACACGAAGTAAGGCATCATCGACTTTGACCTTAGATAGGATCAATCGACGTGCGCCGTCTTCGTCACCTGTGAAGTTGTCGAGGAAAGATTTAAAGATACCAGCGACGCCTGTCAGGTTGCCACCTGCCGCTCGGCTGTCTGCGATTGCTTGGAGAGCACGTTTATAGCTGTCCATCTGAGAGTTCATACCTTCAAATGTCTTAGCGTCTTTACCTTTACCTTTAGCGGCTGCTTTCGCGGCAGCAAGTTTCGTAGCCTGATCGGTCTTATACTTTTCCATGGCTGTCTTACGGTTTGCATCTTGGATCGCTCCGTACTCTCTAGTAGCGGCACCAATGCCGTCACCTTGTAGACCACCGCTGTACATTGCTCCACCGATACGGATGAGAGCCTCGTTTCTGTCAACGAGCATGGACGGAATGTTTGATTGACGTCTGTTGCTAGTCTTCGGACCCGAAGAACTCATGATCGAGCGAACACTTGGTCCTCCAGTTGTACCTAGTACACCTGCCGTCGTCTCATTGTTTGGCTTAGTTGTGTCTATGAGAACAGGGTTGTCGTAGATGTTACCTCGACCTGCCTCTTCATTCATTCCAAGCGCAGGAGGAGTAGTCACTACATTGTTAACTGTATTCTCTGCAGCCGCTAGACTTCCTTCACCTGCAGCCGGAGCATTCATGTTGTTGTTTAGCACTGGACCTTCAAATGGCTGTCTCACGTTTGCTCGAAGCATCGCTTGTGCGGTTGGATTACCTGCATCTGCAAGTTGCTGTAAGGCTGCCGGATCCATGTTTGCAAACTGTGCGTCGGATCTGGTGTTGAAATTCTTCGTTCCTAGGACCCCAGTATCCATGTTCACATTGTAGTCTTCTTGAGAAACTCTGTTTGCAGCGTTCTCGCCTGTTGCTTCTGCCATGAAGTCGTTAGGGCCGTAGTCTTCGTAGCCTGTCAAAGCCGGACCAACTTCATTCTGCGTTTGTTGATTTAAAACAGGTGCAGATGTATCTCCATAAAGAGAAATAAAGCTGTCCTTCATATCTTGAGGAAGGTTCATCCACCACTCGTTTGGGTCTCCAGTAACTTGAGGGCCTATAGCGTACTGGAATTTTGGGTTATTCTTAATTATGTCCCACTGTTCCATCAGACAAAGCCTCCCAACCCTCTACCACCACCGAAGTAGCCGTCAAACATTCTGCTTTCGCCTAAACCGTCAGGGAAATACTTGTTCTGGAAGCCAAAGCCTGACATTGCACCGCCCATAGCGCCCTGATAGGGGTCTACTTTGTTGACCTGTGCTCTATTAGAAGTCGTACCGCCTTGAGCAAGTATGCCTTGACCGTATCTTTCGCGCATATCGAACTCGAAGTCTCGATCACGCTCGAACCTGTTACGCATATCGTCTAAGCGGTTCTGTTCTTGCTGTTGTAGAAAGTTTCCGGCGTTCATTCCAAAGTTAGCACCCTCACCCATGGTATTCATGCCCATGCCGTATGCGTTCATGATGCCTTGGTTTGCTTGTCCGGCTGCATTTAGGGCATCTCCTCGATCTGAGAAC